AAAATCTGTGATTGAGTACCGCGAATCGTCGCTGGTACATCAATGCCTGCCAGATATAAATCTCTCAACAATAAGTTGACCTTATAAGAGAAATCCGTATACATCCGTTCAGAAAGCAACTTGTCATTCAGGTCAATTACAATTTTCTCTTGTTCCATGGGATAAACCTCTTCTAAATAAATAGTCATAAAAACAAAAAGGCGCAGCTATCCTGCGCCCGTTGTTGCTTTCTCTTCTGCTTCTCGCTTTTCTTCGAAGTGTTTGATGAGCCGATCTAGGAACCAACGTCGTAATCCCGTGGGTAGGGAGTAGGCTTCGGCAAAGGACCAGTTACCGTGTTGTTTGAGTATGAAAAATTCTTCATACATTGCAGCTTGATAATCAGAGCCTAGGCCAAAAAAAGTCGACGTTAATCGGCACCTCCATTCGCTCAATGTGGGAGCAGTTGTCGCAATTAAAATCAGCTGCTAAACTTATGTTTGGCATAGCTTCTTCATAAACCTTTCGAATTTGGCGGGAGAGGGTCACAGGAATCTGTGTTATAATCTGATTGATAGCAGATCGGTCGGTTATTCCATTAACGGACACCAGAATGTTCTTAAGTAATTCGGTTACCGTGCCAACGTCCAGCTTAAGCTTGCGTCGACCCTCCACGAACTTAGTGATTCGCTGTTCATCGTTGCCGGTCAACAGGCGGATCTCAAATGTAATCTCCGGATTGTAATCTGTAGCGGTAAGCATGAAGTTACCATTCTCAAGAAGCTGAACCCCTTCTAAAAGGGTCGACTCTTTAACTTCCCGGTCATCGAGCGAGAACTCTTTTTCATTTAGTTCCCCACATGCAGGACAGCTAACTGTGGTGGTATAGCCCGAGCCGAACCCGGTTTCTCGAATCGCCATGATAATCGCATTCTTGTCACCAATCAGCAGTGTATCTGGATTAATCTTCGAATCCACGAGCACTGACTGTAAAAGCTTATTCATGACCATACCCTTTTTAATAAGAGTATCGGAAGCAAGAATATCTTCTTCCTTAGCCGTCATGTGCCGAATCTCAATTGTATCTTTCTGGTGCAACGGATGTCCCTCGCCGTAGAATAGCCCCTTGCTGGGCAAATCTACATGTTCAGTGGGCACAGGAAACGAAAACAGGTTCTGTGTCTGTTGCAGCTGTTCTGGTATAGGTTGTGTTGGGGGCGCATCTGGCACCCCCTGTCTTGTTGAATTTCTACTCAAAAATCACCGTCTCTTTCTTACTGGACGTTTGCCAAAGCCCTCGTAGCGGGACCGACATCATAGGTTGCCCAGTCATACTTCAATGTTATAGCAATATCTAACAAATCTTCAGTGGCATAATCTAAATCACCGAAAGTTACATTAGTGATGAAAGCGTTATTAAGCTTCCAAATCCCCAAAGTACCGCCTTCGCCCGACAGTTCTTCAAACTGAACCTCACCAAGCGCAGCCAATGCGGCCGCCTTGTTCGGGGTAGATGGAGGCAGGTTATTAAGGAAGACATCTTCCTGGATATCCGGCTTGAGGTAACCCATCTGCTGAAGGGCTTGATAGAGCAACTCGTTGCCGTCTGGAGAAACAGAGTTAACAATGGTTGCTGTAACGTCATTCCACGTTACAGAAGTTGGATAATGGTATGTGTTGCCCAAAAACTTATGTTCGGTCGATCCAACGGTATAGGAGGGCTTTGTTACCGACTTCGCTAAATACTCAGCGTAGGCGAACTCTCCGTCAGGGGTAATGAGATCAGGAAACCTCAGTATAAATCTATGTGTTCTCTTCGGTTCTGATCTTGCGCTTGTCCAAAAGGCCATTAGTTGTTTTCTCCTCTAATCCTATTATTATATAGTGTGGGGAATGTAAACTCCCCACTTTTTATTAATCATCAAATGACGCACCAGTTCGTGAAATATTGAAGTCAATTGCAATGTATTCGATTGCGCGAGTTGGCTTCAAGTAGATCTGAGCGTACAGAATGTTTCGGTCAATTAAGTCCGGGGTTGTGGTGGTATCATTAAGAACCACCCTGTAGTCGGAAAGGCCGAAGTTTGTCTTAACATCTGCCAAGAATGGATTTACCTTAGAAGTAAATCGTGCCCAGGTTGTTTGAACGTTGGGATCAAACAAAATGGAAGTGGCCATCTGAGAGATGCGCTTCTTCACGAAGATCATCAGGCGACGTACATTGATTCGGTCAAGTGCCGAAGGTGTAACCTGAAGTGTCTTCTGTCCGAAGATAACGATACCCTCTGCCGGGAACTTAGCAATTGGGTTAATATTCGCTGTGTAAAGATCATCTCGATCCTTGCGACGCAGCTGGTGAGCCACATCTACCACGGGAATGCCTGCGGAACCTTCTGTTAAGCCGCCGCGATTAAAACCGGCGGGGGCGAACCACACCTGCGTCTTACGCTGGGAGCTAGAAAAGGTGCCGATGGCTGCAACTGACGGCGGCAACCATACAAACGAGCCATTGATGGTGTCGCGTGCGCGAACCCATGGGTAGTATGTGCAGCCATAAGAGCTGTTGAGATTCCTTGACCGCAGACCATTAATCAGGGTGGTAATGGTCGAAGAAAGATTAAGGCGATCTACGCTTTCACCGGCCTCTCGGGGCTGGAATGCATCGGGCAAGTCAATAACTGCCAGTGCGTCACCGCGATCCTCACAAGTCCTTACCAAGTGTGTGGTGAGGCCAGCCTGGGTCTGTCCCGGGATGGAGGCGAGGTTCATTTCTACAACCTCTGGATCGGCGACAGCGTCAATAGCTCTCTTAACCGAATAGAAGGAATAGCTGTTGGCCTCAGTGGGCGAGCTTCCCATTGCAAAGGATGCCGCTGTGAAAGGATCAATCTGCTTAATGTCGAGGCCATCGAAGCCGCCGTACAATGGAATGGTGAAGCGATCATAACCAGCATCGAGGACACCCGAAATAGCACCATTAACCGCCGTAAGCGATGTAGATGTAATCGTACCGCCCGATCCTGTCACATACACACCAGATCCGGAAATATCGTCCAGCGTGAACGTAGGGGAGACTGAACCACTGTCCGGGATAGTGAACCCTACAGCACCACCACGTGGGCGCAGGATATCCAGATAAGAAGTGGCGAATACGGTACTGGTAGCACTCTCGCCGGTCTGCATGCCGAAGTAGGCATCCAACGGATTGGCAAGGTTACCATCTGTAGCGTTTACTCGCAGCACAGGTTCAGGGAAAGTGACTGAGGCAGTTACGGAGTTTGCCGCGTTCGGCCCGGCAACCGATGAGGACACCACAAATACCGCACCGTTGGTGTAAGTACCAGTGGGAAGAAGCCCGTCGTTGCGCGCAGGGAAAGAGCCTGTGAGCCAACTCAGCTGCCCGCCGCTCGGGGTGAGTGCTGTGTCGAAGTCTTCATATTTAATGATTCCCTCAAAACCAAAGGGCAGCAGCTCCGGAGTTGTAAGTCCGGCTTCAACATCAGAATTTACATCGATATAGATATAGTCAGAGTTGTTGGGGTAGCTGCCCTGGGCGCGGTAGCGCCGTTCAGAGGCTTGCCAGACGTCTCGGTAATCACCAATCTTGCGAGCCACGTAATCCAGAGAATTAGGATTAAGGTTACAGTTGTTGAACTGTTCTACGACGCGTACAACGTTGTCGCTATCGCTCAAAAGACGCACGATAACGGAGAATGTGCCATAGGGATCATCATTATTGGTAGAACGTTTGATATCGGCAATAGAAACCTTCAGGTTCTTGTTGGTCCAGTCGCCAGGTTCGCCCCGAGCGATAAACTTAAACAAGTTAGTAGGAATAGATGTTGGTGACACCTTGCAGCTAATCACCTGAGGTGTTTCGGCTGCCTGTACCTCATAAGTGAAATCATCACCCTTAGAAGTGTCATTCTTGATTTTAACGAATGCGGCTAGATAAGTGGAGTTTGCGTCCGACAAAACCGAATCGATGTTTCGATCAAAACTCTCTCCTAAGAAATAACTTTCTTCGTTCGCCGTAGCCGTTACATCGCCATTAAGAAGCTGTGGATTCGTATTGAACACCTTACGGATGTACTTAGAGTCGCTTCGGTTGAAGTTGAAGGTGATTGTCTCAGAAACAGCGGAACTGTTGGTGATAACGGCTGTCCATTCATTGCCATTATTGGCATGAATAACAAGTCCGGAGCCAGACATGGTCCGGGCGGAGGATCCGAAGCCTAGAGACCCGGCTCCCACTGCCGTCGCGGCGCCACCCCAAGCAGTAGCAATGTTGCCGGATAGCTCCATGGCGTAATTCTCTTCGCAATAGAAGATTGCGCCTAGAGCACCTGTCAGAGTCTGGTTCGAACCGGTCTGGAAAACTACCAGGCCGTAAGCTTGGCCATTGGTGCCAGCATTCCAGCCGGCTTCGCCTGTGCCACTGCCATCAACGACCGAGTCGTCTTCTGCACCAAGTAAGCGAATGTAAGTTAAAGGAGAGCTATTTCTCAGATAAGCTTGGGCTGCATAAGCACCGTACGTTGTCGCGGTGGTATTAACACCCTGGCGCCATACGTCGCCGCCCGAGTTGCCCGGGTCGGGAGTACCGAAAATGTTAACAAACTCTTCAAACGAGTTAACGGTAATTGGTCTAAGTGCGGGACCCTTCTCGGCGCGACCAATGATAACTGGCCCAATGGCTCCGGGAAGAGCTGGTAATTGGGAGTTATCGATTTCGTTTACGAAAACGCCTGGGGATACAAATCGGTAATTCTTAACTGACATTCGTTATTATCTCCTACATTATGAAAATGTTCAAAGTAAATAGTGTTAAATAGTAGGAAGAGAATTATTCTCTGTAAAATCCGTCTTTTATGTTTTCGGGAATATCTCCCAGGATTGCTCGCTCACGGCCAATCTTATATTCAACAGCATTTTCGCGCTTGACGATCTTTGGTTTTTCTTGATTTTCGCCCTCTCCTATAAGATACCCTAAAACTTCAATGTTAATATTGGTTTCATAGTTCCGTTGCTCCATACCCAGGTTGGCTTTATTAGAATTATTGGCGAATGAGCCGTCGATAGAGATTTCATAATAATGACCTTCAGCTTCAATGCGTCGTGGGCGAGTCGAGTTTCCTGGAACAGTCAAGAACGGTCGGATTAGCTCGTTGAGTTGCTGTTGATACTCGGTGCGCACTGAGATTTGATACATAACCTTGATCCAGGTTGGAATAGGAATAGTTATGGTTTCATATACTGTCTTGGCCGGAGTCATGTTTCGCTTGTTGGAGTTGTACATCTTGCTATCAATGTCTCGATCGGCACCGAGTTTACGATTTGATGCAGCATTTTGAAATTCTGCCGTCTTTTTGGGGTTAATTCT